GATTAGTTCTAAAACTCGTAATATATTGTAAATAATAAGTCATTAACTCAAATTTTCAACCCTTTCCTAGAGACAAATCAACATCTAAACCTTGATTTAAGAGTTTAATAGATGGTACTGATTTTCCAGGTTTACAGAAGAAAATGTCAATAAGAGGACTCATATAAATTAAATCCTTAATAGGAATTATATAGTCATTATTTCCATCTTTCTTCCATGAATCTGGACCACCATATGTTTGTTTTAATATGGTTTTAAGGATCTCTATCCTATTACTTAAATAATCAATCTTCTCAATCTTAGTGATTTTGTCACTAATTTTATGAAGTAAGACATTTTTAAAAGTAATAGAATTAACAGTTGCAAAGAACCTCTCTCTCTCCGGTAATAGATTTACATCAAAATTACCAGTATTAAGATAATTTCTTAAAACTCGAGAGATAAGATTAGGTTTCATTCAGTTGATATTTCGACCGAAGAAAGCTAATGGTTTATCCCTTTCATTTATTAAAGATAATACATCTGTTAATGAAATGATTCCATTTTGGAATAACTGAGTTAAATATCCTACCATAGGATATATACGATCGACAGTTTTATCTGCCTTTCGTCTATTTCCTATTGTAAGTATTTTAAACAGGTCTTTACCTCACTTACTTCTAATCAAACGTGTAGTTACCGCCAATCTTCCAAAGAAATTATCAGAAGTCAATAATTCTTTGAAAGGAAGGGCTGATACATCTACACCGCCAACAGAAGTTCGCTTAGCAAATTCAAGAACAGGGCGATCTTGTGACACTATCGATTTAGATAAGTTAATAGATACTCCTAACTCTTTACAGAGTAAAAGGTACCTATCAGCTACATCCTTATCAAAAAGTGCAAGATCATCACCCAGTACAATATAATCCTTATACCATTGACCAGGAGAAACTTTACCCAAATGGACAGCTATAAATTGAATCATCATATGATGCATCAAATTAAGCATAGCCCACGAAGATAAAGCCCCCATAGGTTGACCCACTGAATACCGAACTACTTGTTCAGGTATACCGTACTTGTTTTTCTCTATCGAATAATCTCTAGAGACAAGTATCTCCTTCCAAATATAACCAATTGAATTTCCAAAAAGGGAATTCAATATGGCAACTTGAGAAGAGATAGGTAATCTATCAGTCGCAGATGAAAGATCAAATCCGTAAGAACAAGAGTATTTTGTACTCAGTTCTTGAGCGTATTTGACTCCACGATCCTGGTCGTGAGTGCAATCGTTAGGAATTAACTTAAAGAGAGCGAAGAGAGAATTGTGTAAAGGTTCTAACAATGATTGAGTTATTACATCAACCATCGCAAAAACCCTTAACTTTCCTGCTGCTTCCTCCTTGAAGGATAATTTTCCAATTGCACCAACATTCATGGATTTAGATATATTGAACTTATCGAAGATATGTTCT